ACTATCTAAAGACAGCAGCAGTATTAGCAGCATACATAGATCAAAGCATCAGCACTAACACATTCTATTCTCCTAAGCATTTTGCTGACAAGAAAGTTCCTGTAACATTGATAGCAAAGAACTTGATGCTGGCTCATAAGTGGGGACTAAAAACACTCTACTACAGTTTGATTGATAAGTCTGGCTCTAAGGCTGTTGCTGAAGTTTTACCGACGCTAACAACCGTTATTGAAGAAGAACAAGAGGAACACTGCGAAAGCTGTGTTCTATAAAAGGAAAAATATGTCAAAACAACAATACGATTTATTGAAAAACCCAAACTATTTACGGCGTAAGATGTTTTTAGATGGTGCGGTTACTGTACAGCGATTTGAAGAATTCAGATATCCAAAGATTGCTAATTATGAAACTACTGCCCGTGGTTTCTTCTGGGTTCCGGAAGAAATCAGTCTAACTAAGGACGCTGGCGATTTTAAGACTGCTAGTGATGCTGTGAAACATATTTTCACTAGCAATCTATTACGTCAGACTGCACTTGATAGTCTACAGGGTCGTGGTCCTACACAAATTTTCACACCAGTTGTTAGTGTACCCGAACTAGAAACATTAATGTTCAACTGGGGTTTCTTTGAGTCAAATATTCATAGTCGCAGTTACAGTCATATTATACGTAACATCTATAACGTACCGAAAGAAGTATTCAACACCATTCATGACACAAAAGAAATTGTGGATATGGCTAGCAGTGTTGGCAAGTACTACGACTATCTTCACAAGTTAAATTGCCAAAAAGAAATAGGTGAAATGCTTGTTAGTGAAGAAGAACATGTTAAAGCAATTTGGTTGGCATTGAACGCAAGTTATGCTCTAGAAGCCTTCAGATTTATGGTAAGTTTTGCAACCAGCCTTGCAATGGTCGAAAACAAGATTTTTATTGGCAATGGAAACATCATAGGTCTTATTCTTCAAGATGAAATACTACACAAAGAATGGACAGCATACATTATCAATAATGTAGTCAAAGATGATCCACGATTTGCTAAGGCAAAGGTAGAGTGTGAAGCAGAAGTTTATGCTATGTACATGGATGTCATACGTGAAGAGAAAGCATGGGCAGAATATCTATTCAAGAAGGGTCCTGTAATCGGGTTAAACTCAAACATTTTGAAAGACTTTGTTGACTTTACTGCGTTAAATGCATTGAAGGAAATAGGTATTAAATACAATGCACCTGCTCCCAAGATAACTCCTATTCCTTGGTTTAACAAACACTCTTCGACTAATACTAAACAAGTGGCTTTGCAAGAGAATGAAAGCACCAATTACGTTGTAGGTGTTATGAGTTCAGATGTAAACTATGATGAATTGCCAGAAATTTGATGAAAGGAAATATTATGAACGTGATAATTTGGAGTAAGTATAATTGTCCACAATGTGAACAAGCAAAAAGTTTGCTTAAGCAAAAAGGTCTTCAGTATGAAGAGCGAAAAATAGGAGATGGTTGGATGAAAGAAGAGTTACTTGAAGTAGCGCCCAATGCAAAATCAGTACCTCAAATCTTTATTGACAATCAACATGTAGGTGGATTAACTGAATTAAAGCAAAGACTAGCAGCATAAAATGAATATACAACAAAATGAAATTTACACCCTGAAGTTGTTTTCAGGTGAAGAGTTAATTACTAAAGTAATTGATGTCGCCTCTGATTATATCTTGATCAGTGAGCCAGTAAGCGTAGCACCTGGACCCCAGGGTATGGGATTGGTACCTAGTTTATTTACCGCAGATACCAAAGAAAAAATTAGACTAAATACTAGTGGGATCGCATTGATTGCATTGACTGAAGAAAACGTCAAGATGAAATATCTTGAAGCAACTACAGGGATAAAGGTTCCGAGTAAAAAACTTATTTTAGGTTAAAGATGCCACAACTAAGCAGATTGGGAGACACTAATGAAGTAGGAGGCGCAATTATGCGTGGTGCTGCAACCGTGTTTGCGAATGGAATCCCTGTGGGATTGCATGTCAGTCAAATAACTCCCCACTCTCCTTTTGGTCGTAGATCACACCCGCCTCATCGTGCTGCTAGTACAACAGAGGGAAGCCCCTCTGTTATATGTGAAGGAGTGCCTGTACTCAGAGTTACTTCTGGAAATACTTGTGGGCATTCAATAGCACAAGGTAGTCCAAACATCAATTGTCCATAATATGCAACAAAGTCCACTCAGTATCAACACCTTAAGTTCTTTATTACAAGATAGTGGTTTATCTATCAATCCTTTTGTCACAAAATATCTTGGCGCCAGTAAAACTAATGACGACTACACGCCGGGATCAGTGATAAACAATACTTGTTTGAAGTTACTAACGTATGCTATCAACGATGCATATACACGTGGGCAAGTTGATTTGACTCCTGCAGGATCCTCTACATACGACAATCTGATATCCATAGGTCAAGGTTCTATTCCTGCTTTAGGCAACTCTAAATCTCCGGGATACACTATTACAGACCCGTCAAATAATTGGAGTAATTATCCTTCTTCTGCAACATACAAAGGACCTGCCACTACTGGATATGCTATCACAGGTAATACAGGGCAAGGACAAGAAGCAACTTGGATACCTTGGTCTACTGATAACGATAACGTTTCGGTAACTCAGTGGGGCTTTTTGAGAAGTTGGGCATTGCAAGCATGGAATGAATTTAATTGGAATGGACTGCCTTCGGGTACGGGAATGCCTGAATACGGAAGTTTCATATATTCATTCTCAAAGATAAAAAGTTTCATTGATTCCACTAATCAAATAGTAATGTCAATGAAAAATAGTCAATCGTTTTTGAATGGTTCATTCAGTAACAACAATGATTTGTCTAGCGGAGACATTTCAGGTGTAACTCTATCTACTCAAGCATTTGGGCAAGATTGTATCGCTTTGGGTAAAGCGATAGATTTGTCTAAAATAGATAAATTTGGATTACCTTCAGTATTGTTGCAGACACTTTATAACGTAAATGCCCTTACTCAAACTTTGAGTCTTGCTCTTTTATCTGCTGGATTGTCGTCTCCAGAAATTGATGATATAAGCACTGGAATTACGGATGTCACATCTATCAACCAAGAGCAACAAATCTATGGTGCTTTTTTGATCATCACTGGGATAGATTTAGATGAGATTTTAGTTCCACTAAATTGCAAAACTAAAAACTTAGAAAGTTTGGCTGATTTGTTAGATGTCAAGAAGATTTTTCCAAACAGTTATCAGACTTTAACAGTGCCTGTTTATGATTCAGTGAATGGAAGATCAAACAGTAAAGTTTACTATCTATTATTTGAGAACGATAATGTTAGTTCTGGTGTTAGAAACTATAACAGAACGTCAGTCACGCAGATAGGATTAACATCAAACAATTCAAACAACTTTAATTTTCAACCCGAATCTTTGGGTTTTGGATCATATCTTTATCAGATTCTTCCAGAAGATCAAGCGATCTTAGCAGGTGCATTCGCATCATCAATGCAACAAATAAAGAACATTTCATCTGTTGATTTTCAGAAATTTTCTCAAGTTGTTTTTTCTATTGAGATGGCAGATAGAAATCTTAACTTGATTTCAGGAGTTACAGCACCTGTCGATACGTCAGGTATATCACAAAGTTACACAAAACTTGCGTTGGGTAGTGGTCCATATGGTACATATGTGATGAGTGATTTTTTGGGTTCTATGTCAGGGTTGCCCTATATGTGGGGAGACTTAGAAAAAGCAATAAAAAACGTACAGACAACTAAACTGACTAACATCTATCAAGAACTATATCTAGCAACTACCTGGGATGCAGCAACTGTCACGGTTCAATATACTACTGATCCTGGTCCAATATATACCATAACTGGTATAACGATAACTAATTCAGGTGGAGGTTATGGCAGAGGAAGCGCAGTAGCACCTACGATAACTATTGCAGGTGGATCAGGAGCAACTGCTACCTGCACTATAGGAACTGAC